TGGTTAGGGGCGATGCGATTAACGCATCGCTCACACAACCTGTTTGTAGGAGAATCGCATGGCGGATGCTGTAGCTTCACAAGTAATTTTTGACGGCTCACACACAGCTGTTATGAAATTTACAAATATATCAGATGGCAGCGGAGAGTCTGCTGTTATTAAGGTAGATGTTTCTGCTTTAACGGCCAGTCAGGGAAAACCTTGCACGAGTGTTAATATTGTAAGACTCAATGCCGTAACTGTGGGCATGGGCATTGATATTCTTTGGGACGCAACGACGGATGTCGTTTGTTTTACTATTGGTTCCGACAAATTTGTTTCGCTTAATCTTGATAATTTTGGCGGGTTGCCAAACAACGCGGGCAGCGGCAAGACGGGTGACGTGTTGTTTACCACTGTGGGTGCCAGTGTCGGCGATAGATATACCGTCATCCTTGAGATGACAAAGAACTATGGTTAAAAGACGTAGAGCTTGAGGGCTGCGTGATGGCTAAAGATATGGGCATCAAAACCTCTGTTAAGTCTGGAAATTTCCGCGCCACTAAAAAGGGCGCGGGGATGACAGAAAAAGGCGTAAAGGCTTATCGTCGTGCAAATCCTGGCTCAAAGTTAAAAACAGCAGTAACTGAATCAAAACCGTCTGGCGAGAGAGCAAAACGCCGTAAATCATTTTGTGCTCGTTCTGCTGGACAGATGAAAATGTTCCCGGAGGCTGCAAGAGACCCGAACAGTCGCCTTCGTCAGGCTAGAAAACGGTGGAGATGCTGATGTTAAATATAGATGAAAGTGTTAAACAGGTTCTTGACCTGGTTTCAATCACTACAGTTATAGGTGCGTTGATGGACATTCTTCCCTCTGTTGCTGCTTTGTTTACAATTTTATGGACGGGTATTCGTATCTACGAGACGAAAACTGTTCAACGCGGCATCAGCAAAATTAAGGAGAAGTTTCGTGCGTAAATCAAGTATTTCTAGAACCATTTCTAAAAACAAGTCTCGTAAAACTATGCCGGGCATGAAGGCTATGAAGGCTATGAAGGCTATGTCGGGCATGAAAGCTGCGCCTTTGATGGTGCCGTCAATGAAGCATGGCGGCCATGCAAAAAAACCAAAGGTTGGTATTGCGATCATGATTGCTATGGGTAAAAAAGGTAAAAAGTAATGGTTAGCAAACCCGCCACAAAAAGCAAAGTTAACACCTCTGGCAACTACACCAAGCCAAGCATGAGGAAGGCTTTGTTCAACAAGATCAAAGCATCGGCGGTTCAGGGAACTGGTGCCGGTCAATGGTCTGCTCGCAAAGCTCAACTTTTAGCTAAACAGTACAAGGCCAAGGGCGGAGGGTACAAAGACTGATGAAAGCGCCTCAGCAATCGCTTAAAAACTGGTCAGCGCAGAAATGGCGCACAAAGTCCGGTAAGCCCTCGTCAAAGACGGGGGAGCGTTATTTGCCTGAGGCAGCGATTAGGTCTTTATCTTCTGCGGAATATGCAGCAACCACCAAGGCCAAGCGTGAAGGCAAAGCCAAGGGAAAACAGTTTGTAAAGCAGCCTAAGGGCATCGCCCAAAAAACTGCAAGATTTAGATGAGGCTAAAGTGTCCAAGTTTCCAGATCTTACCGGCGACGGTCAAGTAACCAAGGCAGATATTCTTAGGGGTCGTGGCGTCTACAAGAAAGGCGGCACGGTCCGTAAGAAGATGCCTGGTAAGGTTGAGAAGGTCATGAAGGAGTTTAAAGCCGGAAAGCTTCACTCCGGAAGTAAAAATGGTCCTGTGGTTAAAAGTCGTAAGCAAGCTGTTGCTATTGCTTTTTCTGAGGCCCGCATGTTGAAGAAAAGGAGTAAGTGATATGGCAAAGAAACGTTTATCCCCGTTTGAACAAAAGTTTGCAGAGGAACGTGCAAAACAAGGCCCTGGGGGCAGATTCATATTTAATGGTGACGAATTCACAACAGATTACGCCGATGAAGACCCTCCCCCGGCGTCGCCCAAAAAGACTCCGCCCATGCCTGTGCCGCGTCCGAAAACACCTGTTTTGCAAGTCGCTCCGGATGCGCCAAAAACAGAGCAACAACGTGCGGGCGCCGCTGCATCAAGGGCACAGAAAGCAATTGATAAAGCCATTGAGAGCGGTGCTATAAGGCGAGGACAATATTATCCCGAGTCGGCCCTTCCGGGATCACGTTTTTATAGTCAAACTCCTCCGGCGAGGCTCCCCGCCGAATCGACTAAAAAAGATCCAAGAACAGATATTGCACAAAAGGTCAGAGATGCTGCAAAAGCAAATAAGGAGGCTGGCAATCCGCCTATGCAAAATATACAACGGAGAGCAGCGGGTGGCATGGTCAGCTCTAAAAAATCTAAGCCACGAGGTTGTGGCGTAGCTCTTCGTGGGCACGGCAAAGGAAAGATGTACTGAGATGCCTGGTGAAATTGTAAACGGTCTTTTTTCAAAAAGGAGTTCAAAGATGAAAAAGTCAGGTATGCACAAGATGCCTAGTGGCAAGATGATGAAGGACGCTGACATGAAGAGTTACGACGCGGCTAAAAAGAGAACTGCTAAAATGATGATGGGCGGTATGGCAAAGAAAGACATGATGGGCGGCAGGGCTAAAATGGCTATGGGTGGTGGCGTAAAAGCTAAAATGGCTATGGGTGGTGGCGTAAAAGCTAAAATGGGTACAGTAAAGGGTAAAGCCAAAGGAAGACTTGTTTAATGTATTTAACCAGCAATATTCCGTACTTTAAATGCTGGATACGAAAAGAGTTTACAAATGGACACCAAAACTATCACGGAGAGTACCTTCATGGACTGGCAGTCGCTGTTACGACCATTCCTGATCGGTGTCTTGGGTTCCAAGTTATTTTTTCTGGATGCGAAGCAGAAGGTCGGCCAAATCCTCATGGCGGGGCAATGTGGGCACGTATGCCAATCACAGCTCTTGTGGGTGACATCCCTCTTCAGGAATGGCCCGAGCGCATGGAGACTCATCTGGCGCAGCCTTGGGACTGTAGCTCATACAATCACGGGATTGTTAGGATTGACAGGGCGCAACCCTCTCCTTGGTTGTGCAAGATCAACAATGAGTTCCATACTGGTCGGTACTTATTTACGGTGGATTATGCTGAAAGTGATGTATCAGAAGACCCATCCCAACATAAACAAAGCCATGTGCTTATGCTGACCAATGCTGGAAAATGGACAGGAAATATAGTGGCCTTACCAAACAATCGAGTGCGAGTTACTAGCCCAGCATATTGGGTCACAGGTGAGGGAGCACCCGATTTTCGACCCGGTCAATGGGTTCATTGTGCGGAGCAAGATGATTCGTATATGGATCCCGAGGTGACGTTTAACAACTTGTACAAAGAGTAGATGATGAAAAAGGGGATGGCAAAGAAGGATCTTAGGGGCAGTTAACAATGGCCGTTTCTGGAACCAAGTCTTTTGAGCTTGACGTCGCTGAGTACATCGAAGAGGCGTATGAGCGTTGCGGTATTGAAGTAAGAACAGGCTACGATCAGCGGACAGCTCGTCGTAGTCTTAATCTTGTCTTGGCCGATTGGGCAAACCGTGGACTTCTGCAATGGACAATTGAGAACCAGACAATCACGATGATTTCTGGAACGCCAACGTACAATCTTGCGGCTTCCGATATTGATGTTATTCAATCAATTTGCCGTATGCCTACTGGTCAGGGAACTTCGTCACAATCAGACCTGACAATGGACCGTGTTAGCCGGGAATACTACAACAATATTCCCAACAAACTGACAACCGGTCAGCCGACTCAGTACTATGTTGATCGTCAGGTTATTCCTGTTCTGTATGTCTGGCCTACTCCTGACACCAACTACAGCGTTGTTGTGACAAAACTGACGCGTATGGATGACGCCGTGGCAGGCGTCAATACAATGGACATGCCGTTTCGTTTCTACCCCTGCCTTGCAGCAGGGCTGGCGTATTATCTAGCAATTAAAAAAGCTCCTGATCGAGTTGGGTTGCTTAAGGCCGTTTATGACGAAGAGTTTATTAGGGCTTCGACTGAGGATAGGGACAGGGCTTCCTTAAATATAACGCCGGGAAGAAGTTCTTACCGTGTGCTCATGTGACACGTTTTGCCAGCGGTACTTACTCTATTGCCATCTGTGACCGATGCGGGTTTCAGTATGACTATTTGCAACTTCGTAAGGAATGGAACGGTTTAAAAACTTGTCCGGAATGCTGGGAAGTCAAGCATCCGCAATTAAGTCCGATTTACCCGCCAACAGAGCCACAAGCTTTATATGAACCTCGCCTGTCTCCGGGCGAGCCGATGGATGTGCCTGTTCAGGATGGACAGTTTCCATTTTTAAGCAACTCTCTGCTTCAGGGGATCACTCAGGTTGGTGTCGTTACTGTGGAGATTACCTAATGGCTTGGACATACGCTACGCTGGTTCAAGCCATTAAGGACTGGACACAGTACGATGAAACCACTTTTAACAACAATATCAATACGTTTATTAAAAATGCTGAAGAACGTATACTTTTTGCTGTTGATCTTACTGTTTTTCGCAGAAACCAGACAAATAACCTAACCATAGGAAATAAATATTTACCAGTTCCTTCTGACTACTTGTCTTCTTTTAGTTTGGCAGTGACGGCAAATGGGTCAATAAACTTTTTACTTCAGAAGGATGTTGAGTATCTTCAGGAATACAACCCTACTGGAATTACAGGCGTCCCAAAGTATTATGCACCTTTTGATGTTAATACCTTTATTTTAGCCCCTGTCCCAAACAATACCTATGAGGTTGAGCTTCACTATTATTATCGTCCAAACAGTTTGACGGTTGAAACCAGCGGAACCTGGATTAGCAACTACGGCCAAGAAGCATTGTTGTATGGCTCTTTAGTTGAAGCGTATGCTTTTATGAAAGGTGAGTCAGATCTTTTGGGCATTTATAATCAACGGTTTGTTGAGGCATTATCGCGCCTTAAAAACTATGGTGAAGGCAGAGAAGACATAGACGCTTACCGTGACGGTCTTATCAGAGTAAAGGCTAACTGATGTTTACACAAGAACTACAGACAACGGTGTTTCCGGTTGAGGTTTCCGTAAGTAAGGACGGAGGTCACCCGCCCGAGTTTTGGGCCAAGCGAGCAGTGGACCGCATTATTTGTATCGAAAACTCTGCCAGTCCCGTTATTTCAGAGCAGGCAC